GACTAAGTTTTTGCGAGATGACGAGGTTTGGACTACCATTCCTGGTGGTGGTGATGCTTTAACATCAAATCCATTGTCTCAATTTGCCGCAACAACTTCAGCGCAGTTGTTAGGGGTTATGTCCGATGAAACAGGAACGGGTGCATTAGTATTTGCTACTTCACCAACACTTGTTACACCAAACTTAGGGACACCGACCACATTGGTTGGCACGAACATTACGGGAACGGCAGCAGGATTAACTGTGGGAGCAACCACAGGAGTAGAAGCGGGCGCAGACGTAACTGATACGGCTAACGTAACCGCAGCAGGAGCGTTGATGGATAGCGAAATCACTAACCTTGCACAAGTTAAAGCATTTGACTCAGCCGATTACGCTACGGCAGCGCAGGGTACTACGGCAGACAATGCACTTCCAACAACAGGAGGTGAAATGACGGGGGCTATTACAACGACAAGCACATTCGATGGGCGAGATGTTGCAACGGATGGCGCTAAACTAGATGGTATAGAAGCAGGTGCAGACGTAACCGATGCTACAAATATTGCAGCGGCAGGTGGAGTTATACCAACCGGAACGCCTGATGGAACTAAATTCTTGAGAGATGACCAAGTATGGACAGCTATCGCAGCAGGTGGTGTTGCTATTGGCGATGCTGTCGGTGGATCTTCGATTAATACATTACTTTTCTCAGATGGTTCGGGAAATTTAGGTAATAACACAAAGCTAACTTTCAACGGCACATCATTTAATTTTACTGGCAACAGTTCAACCTCCGTCACCTGTACATCGCTAGGTACTAATGCAGGTAATGGTAATGGTTCAAATGAGAATACATCTATCGGTAACATCGCTAATCAATCCTCTAGTGGCATGCGTAAAACAGCAGTTGGCAACAATGCAGGCAACGCTTCGAGTGGCAATGAGGGTACTTTTTTAGGCGCAGAATCTGGCAAGTCATCAGGCGGCAATAGAAACAATTACATAGGATATCGTTGTGGAATGAATAGGTCAGTTGGAGCCTCTAACAATGGGGTAGGTGATTATTCATTTTTTGCAGGTAGCGGCACTCAAAACTCCGCATTGGGCAGTAGTTCACAAAACTCCTCCGTCGGAAGTTTTAACACGTCTGTTGGTGGTGGTACTTTAACATTTGGCAACGGTTCAAATAATACGGCAGTAGGATATGCTGCAGGAAATTCAAATGTTGCAAGTGATGTTTTAGCGTTAGGCTATAACGCTGGAAAATCTAACTCGCAATCTAACAGAACAATCATAGGACAAAGTAATTTACCACAATTTGCAGGGGCGGCAGCAGCAGCAGCAACACTCCCGGCAGCAGGCGCAAATGGAGTTTATCTCTATTGGGATACAACAGATGATACAATTAAAGCAAGACCATAAATAATTAAAAAATGAGTAACTATTTAGAAACAGTAAGTTGCAAAAAAACAGTAGTAGTTGACCCTATTAACAACATCAGTTCTAAGATAAGCAATGCCGTTACATCGGCATCTTACACGGTAAATGGAATGATGATTAATGGTAACTACTTTTGGCTGCAAACGGTTGATGGTGTAGAAGTAGAGCGCATCATTGCTTGGGAATCTTCAAGGTCGTTCACATGGACTGAGTTGAACGGATTATATGACATTTTGGATGTTCAATATCCAACAGACCCAACTTACGAGCAGCGAACGAAAGCTAATATTGAAGCAGGATTACTTTACGTCACACAGCAAGAAGGGAAATTTGGGACATCATCTACTGATTGGGAATAAATAATTTATAATGATAGAAACAACGGAAAGGCAAAAAAGCACTTTGAAGAAAATTGAAGGCGAATTGGTGAAATTGCAGCAGCAAAGCCAAAGCATTACGATGCAGCGCAATAGCTACGTTTTAGGCATAATCGAAGGTTCTAAGTTCCATGCAACAGAAGGATTTGAGATAAACAAGGACTATAATTTAGAAAAAGTTGAGCAGACGATAAAAAACCCCACCAATTGACTATGATGTTAAAAGATGGTATACGTGGATTAAACAACAAACTAAAGTAATGAAGATATTTGGTTTTGACATAAAAAGAGCGGATAAACGAAGCATTGGGGCTAACCCATACTACGATTTTGCTCATGGTTTGGGATTCAGTTCAAGTGGTGTCAATACCGAAAGTGTTAGTGGGATTGCCTCATGGTGGAGAGGTACGCAAGTACTATCCAATATTGTGGCAGGGTTGCCAAAGCATTTGATTAAAATGGACTCGGAAGATAGAGAGTCGGTTTATGATATGCCATCTGTACCTATAATTACAGATATGGTTAATGACAACTTAGATTCCTACGCATGGCATGACTACATTATGCAGTCTGTGTTAAATTACGGTAATGGTTATTCTATTATACATAGAGATTCAAATAATAATCCGACACATTTAACACCAATACACCCCGATAAAGTTAAAATAAAGGTCTATGGCAATGCAGTTGTCTATGAGATAGATGACACAATAGAGGTGCTTTATGAGGATATGTATCACATTAAAGGCTTGAGCCACGATGCGTACATGGGTGTTAATCCAATAAGGGCACACGCAGTTAGTTTAGGGGCTACTGTTTCTGCTCAAGAGTATGGTAAGAATAGTTACGACAAAGGGTTTTTGTCAAATGGTTATCTAAAAGTAGATGGTAGCTTGACTTTAGAGGTAAAGAAGTCTTTAAAAGAAAGTTGGGGTAGAAGTAATTCAGGCGCATCCAATATGGGAACACCCGTGTTAGATGCAGGGCAAGAGTATGTGCCCATTATGATGTCTAACCAAGATGCTCAATACATAGAGTCAAGAAGGTTTCAGAAGAGCGAAATAGCAACGATATTGGGCATACCTACTCACTTAATAAATGAGATGGGAGATGCTAAGTATAATAACGTTGAGAACACCAACACACAGTTTGTTCAATACACGATAATGAGTTACGTACATAAGTTTGAGGCAGAGAATAAGAAGTTGGTCAGAACCGATCAACGTAACACCTACAAATGGAGGTATAACGTCAATGGTTTGATGAGAGGGGATATGGCAACACGTTCTGCGTTCTATGCCCAAGGCATACAAAACAGTTGGTTGAAGCCGAATGAGGCACGTAACTACGAGGACTTACCAGGAGGTATAGATGATTACATGATAAGCACAAACAATCAAATACCTTACGAAAATTTAGATACAGTTTTAGATAAAAATAAAGGAATAGAAAATGAATAATCAAGAACGGAGAACCTTAGAGGGTTCTATAGAAATCCGAATGAATGAGGATGGCGAGGAGAGCCGTACAATAGAAGGCTATGGTGCAGTTTTTAACCGATGGTCACACAACTTAGGGTGGTTTAAAGAGAAGATGGAGCGCAGTTCGTTTGACAACGTAGATATGTCGAACGTGATAGCAACATTCAACCACAACTTCGACAACGTTTTAGCGAGAGCAGATAGCGACACATTGAAGTTGGAAGTGGACGAAAGAGGGCTAAAATATAGCTTTGAAGCACCTAAAACAACGGCAGGGAATGACTTGTTAGAAAATGTTAGGAATGGCAACGTCAAAGGGTCAAGTTTTATGTTCACAGTAGCCAAGAATGGCTCAACGTGGACAGAAGGCGAAGATGTAGATGAGCGTGTTATCACACAAGTTGATAGGCTTATTGAACTTGGGCCAGTAACGACACCTGCATATCCCGACACCTCGGTTGCAAAGCGTGACTTAGAAAACATTAAAGAAGAAAAAAAGCCTAAGATGGTTAGTGTCTTAGACAAAGAACTTAAATATAAACATTTACGAAGTAAAATATGAAATCAAGTAAACAATTAAGAGAAGATCGCGGTCTAGTTGATGGCGAAATTCTTACACTTAGAAATAAGTACGAGGGTACAGAAATGACCCAAGAAGATGCGACAAAATTCGATGAATTAATCGAAAGAATGGAAGCATTAGGAAACGAAATTGAGTCAACTGAAAAGCGTGAGAGTGCTACATTAGCAGCAGCAAAACGTGCAGGTGGTTCGGTTCAATCGACAAACAAAGAAGAGAAGCAACTTTCTGAGTCATTTGACATGGCTAAAGCGGTTCGTTCATTGACAAGCAATGGTCAATTAAACGGAGCAGAGAAAGAGATGATTCAAGAGGGAATCAACGAAGCCCGAAATGCAGGTATTGAGTCAGGTGGAATGCGTATCGTTATCCCATCTAAATTCATGGAAAAAAGAACGGACATCGACCAAGCTACTTCGGCTATTCAGCCTGTAACAGTTGGAGCGTATAGCGATGCACTTCGTGAGAATGCAGTTTATGCAAATATTCCAGGAGTTAACATCTACACAGGACTAAGCGGCGACATGAAGTTACCTGTGACGGCTAAGCAAACTTTAGCATGGTCTACTGCTGAGAATAGTGCAGCAGCAGATGGTGGAGCAAACTTCACAAAAGACACTCTTGCACCTGTAAGATTGACAGGTTATGTTGACGTATCTAACCGAGTATTGGCACAGAATGGCCCAGCGGCTATGAATGCGGTAATGACTGACTTAGGTCGTTCAGAAGCAGAATTGATTAATACTGCAATGTTTTCAACTGCAAGTGTAACAAATGCACCTGCATCTTTGGCAGCAACGTCAGGAGTTTTGACATTCACAGAAGCAGCGACATACGCTTACGGGACTTCAGTAGCTAAAGATTATTTAGCGGCTTTGAAAACAGTTGCAAACGATCATGGATTGACAGGTAACCACTCTTATGTTGGTTCAACTGAGTTAATCGCTGATATTTTAGCAGGTGTTAATGTAGCAGGTATTTCTCCAACAGTAACAAGCGGTGGATATAACCAATACACAATTAACGGAATGAATGCATTCTTTAGCACAGGAAACACAAAGGTAGCAGGTACTTCAGGAGATGCAATCTTTGGAGACTTCTCAAGAGTTCATTTTGGACGTTGGGGCGGTCTAAACATCTTGGTAGACCCTTACACAGTAGCAGGTAATGACCAAGTAAGACTGGTTGTAAACTCTAACGTGGATTGGTCATTAGTGCAAGGTGCTGCATTTACTAAGTTTACTTCACTTACAGCCTAATGAAAATTAAAGCTATAAACGCTTTGTTTCAGTTTGGTATCAATGCCTATAAGCACCAAGAGGTAGAGGTATCTGACAAGGTTGGCGAAGAACTTATTGGTAAGGGATTTGCAACAGAAGTAAAAGCAATAAAAAAGAAAAAGTGAGTTAGTGATGGTTGGGGGAGTGTTTCGGCATGAACCCAACCTTTTTTTAAGAGTATGAGAGTAATAAGAACACAAAAACCAAGCGGAACGGCAGTCCCATTACAGATAGTAAAGGAGCATTTGAGAGTCAATGGATACGATGAGGAAAATGGACTCATTGAGACATACATCAATGCTGCGGTGGACTTTATTGCACAAGAAACTTGGCGATACGTGCAGAGTGCATCTTATACTGCATACTTAGATAAATGGCAAACAGATTTAGTTATTAAGCGAAACCCAATTACTGAGATAACATCGATTAAATACTACGATATAGATGGTAATTTACAGACCATGGTAGAAGATACTGATTACTATGTTAGCTTAAATGGGAATTTTGCACGGATTCATTTTGAGAATACACCATCTTTGAGAGACAACCCTTATGACAATATAGAGGTGGCTTTTAAATGTGGGTACTTAGATTACTACAAGGTAGATGACTCTATTCTACAGTTGGTCAACATACTTGTGGCAGATTTCTTCAATACAAGAAACTCAATGACATTGGGTGTGAATGTACACGAAGTAGTTATTCCAAACTCAGCAAGAGCCATTATCAGAAACATAACACTAAGAGACTTTGCACAATGATGGATAGAGGTTTATATCCACACTACGTAACTGTTAAGTCAGTAACTAACACCAAAGATGATATTGGTGGTAACACAATTAGCTACACAGAGTTAGCAAAGGTATATATGTCTAAAAGAGATATGTCAGGTAGAGAGGGTATGGAGCAGTTGAGAGACACGGCTACAACCACAACTATCTTTAAGACTGCATACTACATATCGGGTTTAACCCAAGATCACGTATTAGAATTGAACTCAGTTCAGTACGACATAATGATTATAAAGGAATTAGGATTCAGAGAATCACAAGAGATAACTTGTACGGCTAAGTATTAATGGAGATAGAGATAGAGGGTATAGAAGACGTTTTGTGGTCACTAAAAGAGTTGGATGACTCTTTGAAGCGACAAGAGATGTTGAAGATATTTAGAAGACAAATACACCCTGCAACTAAGGCTTTAAAGGAGAATGCTCCACTAATACAACCGAACTCAAAGGGTGTTAGGAGAACTATGAGTTACCATAGAGACAACTCTATTAAGTTTAAGCCTGGAAACCTAAAGAGGAGCATTAAAAAGTTCACAGGAAAGAGTAGAAATTTCCCTGCGGTTTTCACAGGGGCGCAAGTAAAGAAGGCGGTAGGTTCGGGGTACTATGGATACTTTGTACAAAAGGGTACAAGAAGAATAAAGGATGGAAGAAACGACTATGTAGAGAAGGCATTCTCACAAGTAAGTGGGACAATATCCTCCTCAACGACAGATGCCGTTAGTAAGTATATAAAGAAGAACGCAACAAGATTGGGATTTGAAGTAAGATGATAATAGAACAAGCAGTATATAGTATATTAAGTGGGAACACGGACTTGACAGATGTCTTACCAGCTACAAGTATGTTCGCAGGTAATGCACCTCAAGATACACCCAACCCATGCCTGATTTACTCAAGGTCATACACTTCACCCGATAACACAAAGGGGTTGGAGTTTTGGCAAATATGCAATTTTGAAGTTGACATATTTGCAAGTAAATATAAAGAGGCAGCTACTATAGCTGACTTAGTGAAGGCTGCTTTGAACAGAAGCAAGGGAGTTTTTACAGGTTTCAATATAGATGAGACTTTGTTTGATGGAGAGGATTATAGAGGGTACATACCTGACCATAATAGTCACCATGTATCACAAGGATATGTTATAACGATTAAGAACACATAAATGATAATTAGATTAACTAAAAACCACAAGACCGCACAAGGCAGAGTGCTAAAGGCAGGTCGGGTAATTGAGACTTCAAGGGGTCACGGTTATAAGGATTTTGAAGTCTTGGCAGAAGATGGACATTTTGGTAGTCCACAGAACTCAGGATTGAAGGCGAAGTTAGCTGCCGAATTAAATGCTAACAAAGAAAACAAAACAATAAAAACAACAACAAAATTAGAAAAAGATGGCAGCAAGTAGTGGAGTAATTAATGGAAATACCATTGGGCTATACATAGGTACAGACCTTATAGCACTTGGTAGAAGTAGTGATTTTTCAATTGAAATGAGTTCAATTGATGTAACAACTAAAGATAGTTCGGGAGCAACGGAGATTATTCCTGGACTTAGAAGTAACAGTTTTAATGCTGAGTTCTTGTTTGATAATGATTCAACACAAGGGTATGAGCAGATTTACGATGCATGGTTAGCAGGTACGGTTTTGACTGTAGTTGACCAATCGGGAACAACAGGTGATGTGAAGTACACATCTTCTGCGTATGTAACATCGGCAACGAAGAGTAACCCATCGAATGATGTGGTATCGGTATCAGTATCATTCCAATCAACAGGTGATCCAACTAAAGCGACTATAGCATAATCATGAGAAACATCACTATAAACGGTAAGAAATTACCATTCAGATTAAGCTACAGAGCATTAAAGGGTTCTTTAGCAGAGACAGGGTTATCTATACATACTATGGATAACTTAGATTTTTCACACTTAGCTATCTTTGGCAAAAATGGTGTAAACGCAGGTTATAAATTTAGCGATAGCAAAGACTCTATTTCATTAGAGGATTTTGAAGATTTGCTTGATGATGACTTTTCGGGTTTGAACACTATTGGAGATGCGATAGCAGAGGAGATGAAAATCATTAACGGTGAAGAATCCGAAAGTTCCGATACCGAAAAAAAGTAGATTATTGGGATTCCCTTGTACGTAGCGCAGCGTATTGGGGAATCTCAAATTACTACGACCTAACTCCAAGAGAGTTTGGGCTAACTGTCGATGGGATGTTGACAAGGTCTGAACAAGGTAGCAGAGAGAGTTGGGAACAACACCGATTCGTGAGTTGGTGGTCTACAAGCAATGAAGTGCGCAAACAACTAAAAAAACCAATGGATTTGGTTAAGTTTAGTTGGGAGAAGAGTACTACAGTCGAAGACATATTGACTGAGAACAAAAAAATTATGGAGAAATACCCAAAGGGCAAGTTAAAGTTTATAGATGGCTAACAAGAAGAATACCATAAATATAAAGATAGGTGCAAGTTCAAAGCAGTTTACATCTGAGATAAAAAAGGTTCAACGCACTTTGCGTAAGCAAGGTAGGAAAATGAAGCAGTTGGGTCAATCTATGACTACTTCATTAACTCTCCCCTTGGTTGGTTTAGGGTTGGTAGCTACCAAGACAACCGCTGAGTTTGAACAAGCGATGGCTAAAGTGAAGGCTATCTCGGGTGCTACTGGTAAGCAGTTTGAGATGCTTAACGACAATGCACTTGAATTGGGTCGAACCACGAGGTATACGGCATCGCAAGTGGCATCTTTGCAATTAAACCTATCGAAGTTGGGATTCAATCCAACCGAGATTAAACAAGCTACCGCATCTATATTAGACTTAGCTTTAGCGACAGGTGAAGATTTAGCAGATTCAGCTACAACTGTAGCAGCTACGATCAAAGGCTTTAACTTAACTGCTAAAGATTCGGGTCACGTAGCCGATGTTATGGCGAAATCGTTTTCAAGTAGTGCGTTAGACTTACATAAGTTTAGTACTGCTATGGCGGTGGTTGCGCCAGTAGCGAACAAAGCTAACGTATCATTAGAAGAAGCAGCAGCTATATTGGGTACACTTACAGATAGGGGTGTAGATGCAGGTACTTCGGGTGTTTCATTGAGGAACATATACCTTGACTTAGCTGAGAATGGTTTGAGTTGGGCAGATGCAATGAATCAACTAAAATCAAGCAGCGACCCATTGGCTTTATCTATGCAGTTGTTTGGTAAGCGTGGTGCAACAGTAGCCACGATTATCGCTGACAATGTAGACCAAATAGACAAGATGACTCAGAGTTTAGCGAACTCGGATGGCGCATCAGAGGCTATGGCTAAGATAATGGATGACACGCTAAATGGTGCCTTGTTGAGAATGAAGTCAGCGTTGGAGGGTGTTGCGATAGAAGTTGGAACACATTTGACACCTAAAATAAAGAGTCTTACTGAGAGTGTCATTAAATTGTCAGATTGGTTTACAAACCTTAGTGACGAGAATAAGAATTTGGCGATAACTACGGCAGGTTTGGTTGCCTCCACTGGGCCACTATTATATATACTTGGTAATTTGAGGATGAGTTACGCAGCACTAGTTCCAAGCATGGCTAAAGTAGCTAAAATGGCAGGTATGACTGAATTAGCGTTTGTAAAAAACTTAGGTGTAATCGGTCTATTTGCAGGGGCTATAATCGCAGTTGTGGTTGGGTTGAGGAAACTAAACAAGTATTTAGCCGACAATACAATACAAGCCAAAGAAGTTCGTCATCAGCAGGGGAAATTGACTGAGAGTAATGAGGCTTTGAAGGGTGCGATAGATGACGTAAAAGCAGCTACAGGTGGATATGTGCAAATATCAGAAGATGCACGAGCAGAGATGAGGTTAAAGACCGAAGAGGTTATAAACAACACTATTGCCAATATGAAAAATGCCATGTCTATGAGAAGGCAAATGAAGGCTGAGTTAGAGTTGGCTCAACAAAGGGCTTTTGCATCTACTCAAGGTGGTGGTGGAACATTAACGACAGGTGTAGGTTTTGAGGCAGCTATGGCTACCGTAAGCAGAACGCAGAAAGATATAGAGAAAATTGAGGATTCACTAAACGATTCTAACGATTTGGTAGTTGAGTTGATGAACTCACTTGAAGATTTAGATAACAAAAAGAAAACTATTGAAACGGGTGGCTATAAACCTGGAGGTAAAGAAGACGAAGAGAGAAAATTAGCCGAGCAACGCTTAAAGTGGGAAGACCAATTAAGGCTGATAAAAATAGAGAATGGCAAAGATGAATACAAAAGACTGATAGGTATTGCCGAGTTCCACTCTGATATGAAGAAGAGGGAAATAGAAGAAGAAAACAAAGGTGCGGATTTAAAGACCCAACGTAATGACTTACTATTCCAAGAGGAAGTCCGATTGGAGAAAGAGAAGGCTCAGATACTTAAGGATTTCAACAAAAAGAAAAGTGGTGAGAAATTCGACCAAGAGATGGCTGACTTGGAGAAACTTTACGATGAAAAAGAGACCAAAGCACTTCAAAATGCCAAAACCGAAGAGGGGTATGATGCTGAAAGTTTAAAGAATACTCGTGCTTACTTAGCTGCCAAACTTGAAATATATGAGAGGTATGGCGAAAATGTATCAGCTATACAATTAGCCATCGCCCAATTAGATTACGATACTACAACGGGGATGACTGAGAATTTGACAGATGCAGAGCAGAGGATGAAAGACACTATGGCAAGTATTTCAAGTTTAATTCAAAGTTTCGTAACCGACCAAGTAATTGGGTTGATAGATGCGATTGGTCAAGAGTTAAACGGAAGTACCAAAGCTATCGACAGATGGGCAGATAATATATTGAAGAGTTTCGGTGAATTTATAAGCAAATTGGGAGCAATGATGATGGCTTATGGCACGGCTAAGTTGGTTATAGGAAAAGGTGCGCCTGGCCCTGCCATGATAGCAGCAGGTGCGGTTATGGTTGGATTAGGTGGTGCAATCAAGCAGCACATCAAAAGAAAAGAAGAGAAGGCTTTGGAGGCAAATGGCGGTGGCGGTTTAGATGGTGGATACTCAAGTCAATTGAATAGCAGCAACAATTATGGTAGTGGTCAAAACGTTGTTGTCTTAGAAACAGTTGTGTATGGCAACGACATTTTATTAAGCAGCAACAGACAACACAATACAGTAGAAAGAACAAGACGTAAATAATGGGAGTACAACTATCAAGCGAATTTTACTCAGACAATGGCGGTAGCTACGATATTGAGATTTACAACGAATCTTTTGGTGGCACAACGAAAGCGGTTATAACCAATGATTTGAAAATCAGTTACGAATCACAAGGCGATACGATAATGGAAGCCTTGAAAGCAAGTAGATGCAGTTTTACGCTTGTAAATGATAGCGCAGAGGTTGACACGTTCATTGCTAACCTTGTCGCAGGTAATGAAGATCAATTTAAGTTAGTAGTTAAAAAGCAAAATAACTTAGAGTGGTGTGGCGTTATCTTGGTTGACCAAGTTAGTTGGGAAGATATGCCGAAGCCAAGACTATTAACCATTACGGCAATAGATGGTATTGGTAGACTTGCGGACATTGAATTTGATTTTGCGACAACAGATTTAAACCCAGCACAAAGTACGATGTTGGATTACATCTTTGAGGCATTGGAATATAACGACCTTAGTCAATATTGGGGAGGTACAGATGCTTACTTTAAGGAGTCATGCGAGTTCTATGACACGCAGATAACAGTAACTGGCACAAGTGTCAGCCCACTTTTAAAGACACGATGCGATAGATATTTATTTGTTACAGATGAAGTAATAGGAGAAAGAAATATATCAAGAACACACGCAGGTGGAACTACAAGTATAACAGTACCTGAGTACAGACCTTATACGTGTGCAGAGGTTATCAATAGCATACTAACTATATTTAGTTGTAGGATGTTTATGTCGGGAGGTAGTTACTACATTCAGCAAGTGCGAAATTTTAGTACATCAAGTTACAACGAAAGAAGTATATCTAAAACTTTGAGCGTTCTAAGTTATCAAACGGTGAGTCCAAGACAGACAGAGGGTTCGCAATGGCAGAGATTAGGTGACTGCCGATGGACGTATTTAACACCTTTACAAGAAATTCGATTAGATAGTGTTCCAAGAGCATCTATAGCGCAGTCAGGCGGTGGCATAATTGACTTAACAACATCTACAAGTCCCATGTCCCAAGATGTTGAGTTGGGTACACTAAAAGGTGGTACAGGTAGTGGCAATGCGCTAAATATAGAATTAAGATTAATGCTATCTGACTTCCAACAGTTTACGGGGAGTACAGTTGATATAAAGATGACATTGGAAGCAGGTTCGTATAGGTTAAAATCTGATGCAGCCACTCCCGATATTGTAGAGTGGACAAGTGGCACACCTACAGATGTGGTATCAAGAACAGTAGATTTAACAACTTTATATCGAACAGGCTTGATGTACATAAGAGTTTTGACACCTGAGTTTCCCGTATCAATTCAAACGGGATGCACATTAGATGTGGAGTACACATCTAACTTTGGGGTGTTTGACAACATGGTATCTATACATCCAATAAACATCACACTACTTACAGATAATGAAATAATACAAGAATCGCAGTTTAAGGTAATAAACCCAAGAACACAAAATAGTAAAACTGTTGATTACGGCACACCGAGGTTAAGTGATATATCACAAGGTTTTAGTAGTAAAAATACTTTTGAAGTAAACAGCACGGGTACAACATGGGTTTTTAGTGAAGTGTGGGATGCAGGGTATACAACAGATGTAGAATTAACTAAAACGCTTTGTTTGGAAACAATGAGTCTACAAGACAGACCTATACCTGTTTTGCAAGGTACTATCAAAGTACCCGAATCATTAGTAGTTGGCACTCCACAAATGCCAAGATTTAACGAGGTTTATTACTATGATTCAGATACGTACTTCTTTAATGGCGGTACGTTAGATTGCCGTACCGATGAGTTTAACGGAGAATGGATTCAGTTCGTCCAACACAAGAGCGCATTATCAGTAGAGGCAGAAGATGGAGATGGTTATGTATATCGTGGAAATGATAAGATAGGGCTACCTAAAAAGAATGTGTACGATAAAGATAAGTGGACGAGGGATTACGTCCTAATCAATGAACTTGGCACTATTGATACAAATTCCACAGGGACAACCACAAGTCTATCGATAGATGCACTTGGTAAGGCTATATTTAATGGTGATAATCTTGCCATATTACACCCCGTAAATCTAAGGACTATAGGTACAGTTGTGGTGAATGGTGACCAACCAACACCTGCGACCTCTATAACTATTGATTCGCAAGACATAGATGTGTTGGCAGGTTATATTGTGGCGCAAAAAATGACCGACCTAATAGAAACAGGTAAGGGTAGATTTGACCAATTGGTAACATCGAATACTACTTCTCCTGCGAGTGGTGGATTTGGAGATGGTGGCAATGAGATAAGAAATCCTGGAGATGGGTTTTTGTACTACACAGATGGAAATACTACATGGCAAATAGAGGGCAATATAGTAACATAATGAGTGACGAGAGAAAACATTTTAAACCTTGGTGGATACCTGAAACTCCCGAACACAAAAAGAGAGTAGCAGATCCAATGAGAGCTGCCGATATAAAGTATCTACAATCTAAGTATTGGAGAGGAATTAGGAGGCAAATATTAGAAAGAGATATGTATCTTTGTAAAGAATGCGAGAGAATGGGTTTGACTAATGAGGGAAACCAAGTTGACCATATACACGCAAGAAAAGATAACGCTAACTATGAGAAGTACAACGAAGATTTGGATAACCTACAAACTCTTTGTCGCTCATGTCACGCAACTAAAACAATAAAAGAGCGTAACGCAAGAAAATGAAAACAACTTTAACCACTATTTTATTAATAGCATCTGTATGGTGTTACGGACAATCGCACGATGACTGTCCACTTACGGCTATTGTGAATGATAGCCAAATTATTTTAACCTACGACACAACATTTGACTTGTCAGGCATTGACAATGTGAATATCCATGTTAGGAAGAAAAAGTATAATGATATGCCTTTGGATAGCTTGGTTGGCCAGACGTTGTATTTTAGCAACACGAAAGGTGTAGATAGCACGATGGTTGCCACGAAAATAGATATCAAATGTGGAAGACATACCGAATACCATTGCCATGAAGATATACCATTGCCAGTTACATGGTTGGGTTTTTCAGCCAACGTCAAGGGACAAGAAATAGTGGTCAAATGGTCAACGGCAATGGAGTTAGACAATGATAAATTCATCATCGAAAAGTACTTCGCACATGGTTGGGATTCAGTCGGCTCAATGAAAGGTCGTGGGACTACTTGGGTTACTACAATTTATGAGTTTTGGGATAACCAACCACTTGACGGTGCGAATATTTATCGCATCAAACAAGTAGACTACAACGGTAACTTTGAATACAGTAAATGGTTTAAGGCTAATTACACAGTTGAGATGGTAGAAGATAAGTTAAAGGGTTACAACATAATAGGACAAAGGAAGTGAAGAAAGCAGGGATATTTGCAGGTGGCGCAGCATGGGGCGCATATTTGGTTGGGGTACTAACAAGTAAGCGACCACAATACGATGCGTTTATAGGCACAAGTACAGGGGCATTGATAGCCCTATTTTTAGCATTGGGTAGAATTGACCCAAAGTTTTACGATTACTTAATACACGAATACTCAAATACAGACAATCGCGAGATGTATGGTAGATTCTCACCATTCAAACGTAATGGTAAGGTTAATAAGTTATTTATGATTGGTGCGGTGATTCGCATGATAAAAAGAGATACCAACTATATGTACGACATCACACCTGCGCTACGTTACAAGATTAGACGATACTTCAAGGAGAGACATTTTGACGAGTTGCGTAAGCGGAAGATCAACGTAATTGTGACGAGCAAAAATGTTGACTTTAAAAAGAGTGGTACGATGTACACATCTATTCTTAGAGATGACATGACTTACAACCGTTTTGTTGAACACGTTGTCAGTAGTGCGGCCATTCCATTCTTTGCCAAGCCAGTTGTGGTGAATGGTCAGCAGCACGTAGATGGCGGTGTATTAGACCCGATCCCTACTGATAATGACCTGGTCGGAAGCTACGAAGAGATAGAAATTTGGTTAGCCCACTCAAAGCAATCAGAGCAACCTGTGGCAAATAAAGCGGATAGCTGGATGAAGTTGGCACTAAATCTATTTAATGACATCAGATACGAAATAAAGATGGATGATGTGAATGCAGTAACAGATGCGACAGTTCATCATGCAAGACACATGGATTGGAATAGCGCACACTTTGACTTCACGCTGATGCGTGAAGCAATTAAGCGTGGGCAAGATGATTTTAAAGATGGAATGATATGATTAATCAGTTAAGAAATATGCAACACGACATTACTGTATTTTTAACAGTCAGCGGTGGAGTTATGTCTTGGATGGCAGAACTCGACAAAGCCCTAACTACTTTTTTAATCTTAAGTGGTTTAATTTACACGGTTATTAGAATAGTAGGTAAAATCAAAATTAATAAGGGTATCGACTTAGACAACAGGCGCAAAGAATTGGAATTAAAAAAAGAATATGACAAAAGGTCAACTGACGAATAACTTTCACATCGATGAATTTCGGTGTAACGACAAAAAGAAGACACCTGTGCCGCCCAAATACGTTTTGAATGTGTTACTACTAGCGCACAACTTACAAGCCCTTAGAACGTATTTAAATGCCCCTATAACCATCAATAGCGGTTATCGCACATGGCACTACAACAAATACATTGTCAAAGGTGCATCGAAGTCTAAACATTTAACTGCCCAAGCAGCAGACATAGTTGTGAAGGGTTACACTTCAGTAGAGGTTAAGACTGCTATTGAATATCTAATAAGCGTTGGAAAAATGACTGAGGGTGGAGTGGGCCTGTATAATACTTTTACACATTATGACGTAAGAGGCACAAGAGCAAGGTGGTAAGCCCTATATTCGCATCAATGTATTTATATTTCATAACTGCCCTACAAGCCTTGAGCCGCTTGTGGGGCTTTTTTATTTACAACAACATGGTAAAACAAAGTAGACCACGATTGAGTGGTAAGAAGAAAGT